CCTTGAAGATACCTTTCATACCCAAGGCAATTAGGCGTCGGTCACAGATGTACCGAATGTATTGTTTAACCTCGTCACGAGTTAGATTTTCCATTTCACTCACGCCAAAGGCTAGGTCAATAAACTGGTCTTCTAGATCCACCATCTTCTCTGCAATGGCATAGATCTTAGCTTTGAGCTCGTCATTCCAACAACTACGGTTTTCTTGGACGTAGGTACGGAACAACTTGATCATGCTCTCAGTGTGCAGAGTTTCGTCTGCAATTGACCATGCAATGATCTGGCCCATACCCCGCATCTTTCCGTGGCGAGTAAAGTTCAACAGCATAATAAAGCTGGAGAATAACTGCATACCTTCTGTGAAAGCACTGAACCCTGCAATCTGTGCGGGTAGATCTTCATCTCCTTGCAGATCTTTAAAGTAATCATGCTTCTCCGCCATTTCAGCGTACTCTAAGAATTCATTGTACGTTGATTCTGGCATACCCAATGTTTCAATTAGGTGACTGTACGCGGCTACATGGATAGCCTCACGAGCGGCGAACGATGATAACATCATTCTAATCTCAGGTTGTGGGAATACAGGCAGATAATTATTTACATACGCCCCAGACACGTCGATATCGCCCTGTGTAAAGAAACGGAAAATCTTAGTTAGAAATTCCTGTTCTTCAGTGGACAGGCGGTTACGCCAATCCTTTGTATCTTCCAACATAGGAACTTCAGTCCATAGCCAGTGCATTTGCTCAGATTGAACAAAGGCATCATACGCCCACGGGTAGTTAAATGGTTTATAGAAATCCCGTGTATCAGTTAGTTTTAGTTTTTTTGCCATTGTATTATCCCTCACAAGCTAGGCATACGTCGCCATCTGCGACTGCCGTTAAATCAATATCGTCTTCAAGTCTTTTCCGCTCAATTTGCATACCTACTTTGTCTGCTTTTCTGAGTTTATCAGAGCGGCAGTAGTACAAGCTTTTCAGACCCTGCTTCCATGCTAGGAAGTGACAAGCGTGTAGGTATTTGACGTTAACGTCTGGACGGAAAAATAGGTTTAGAGACTGCCCTTGATCGATATATGGTTGGCGGTCTGCCGCTAGATCAACTAACCAACGCTGGTCAATCTCAATAGCGGTTTTATAAACTTCCTTGATATCATCAGGAATGTCTAAGTGTTGGACTGAGCCATCGTTTGCCGTAATAGAGGCCCACGTTTTGCCGTTGTCCATTCCCAAGTCAGCTAGTGCTTTCTTTAGAAATTTGTTCTTCTGTATATACGCCCCAGACAAAGTATCCTGTCTGAAAACATTGGCGCGATACGGTTCAATAGATGGGGATGTATTACCCATAATTAAAGAACTAGATGCATTAGGCGCAATTGCAGTCCAATGACTGAAACGACGATTAACACCTACTTCAGCCGCGTCAGGACAAGCCCCACGCTTATCAAATAATGTTGCGTCACCTTTCGCACACTGTTCACTAATGTGCATATAGATTTGCTTGTTCATTACTTTAGCCATCGCACAATCAAGTGGGATGTTTTTCTTCTGGAAGTACGCATGAAGGCCAAGAGTACCAATACCAATAGAACGCTCACGCATTGCTGAGTATACGGCCCTGTGGACGTGCTTAGGTGCGTTGTCGATGAAGTGTTGTAGAACGTTATCTAAGAATTCCATGATAGCAGGAATAAACTCAGGGTCTTTGCTCCACAGATCATAGTATTCTACATTCAAAGAAGACAAACAGCATACAGCCGAACGCTTAGTGCTAGTAGGCAAGAAGATCTCAGTGCACAGATTAGATCCATTAATCTTTAGGCCAAGAGCCTTCAACCATTCAGGCATAGCCTCGTTAGCTGTATCCAAGAATATAAGATACGGTTCACCTGTATGCATACGAAGCTCTAGTATCTTCATCCACAGATCACGAGCGGACACTGTATCAGTTACTTCACCATTATTAGGGTTAATTAACGGCCAGCTATCATCTAGGTTCTGATCCCTCATGCAAGCTTCAACAAGCTCCATAAATTCATTTGTAAGATTGATACCGTGATGCAAGTTAAGTGTACGGAAGTTTTGGTCACCTGTAGGCTTCCGCATTTCCATGAACGTAATAATATCTGGGTGATTAATATCTAAGAACGCCGCATAAGAACCACGACGAGTACGCCCTTGGCGATAGGCCAAAGATCCTGCGTCATACGTTTTCAAGTGAGGCATTACACCTACAGATTTTTCATCTGCACCGCGAATACCTACATGAATACCTACACCACCGCCGAGCATAGATAACCACGATACTTCACCATAAGTATCTACAAGGCCTTCTGCGCTATCATCTAAATACGATAGGAAACAGGAGATAGGTAACCCCTTATTACTACGGCCGTAAGATAGAATAGGTGTTGAGAACGAAAGCCATTGCTTGCTTGCGTATTCATATATCTTTTGTGCGTGTTCCGCATCTGTCGCGAATGCTTCAGCTACGAAAGCGAACCGTTCTTGAGGAGATACTTCCTCGTCACGCATATAACTTTCACGGAGCCTAGTTAGGCCCAAATCATCAAATAGTTCATCATTTTCTAGGTTTATTTTTACTTTAGTCATTTCTTCCTCTTTATTTTAGTGTGTCATTGCCCCTGAACCACGCTACCAATGCCTTACGTTTTCCCATCCACACAGGACGTGCGAGATGCATAAGATGTGACGGGAATACGATTGCAGTACCTCTGGATCGTGGTGCGAACTTCACAAATTGACCGTTAGGTGCTTGGGTATGTGAATTGACTTGTAATCGTCCGCCTAGATAATCAGATGGATCTGAAAGCTGTATTATGCAGGTTAGTTTTCTTGTAGCCACTTTCTCGTGTCCAGAATCCGTATGCCAATTATAAAACTGACCGAACCCGTATTCTAAATACTGAAGGGCTTCCATTTCACCGTTAAGGTCAAAGTTTAACCAGCGTTCATTTAAGTGCTCTACACGGTTTTGGATTTTATCATGTATCCATGAATTATCCTGATCCCTGTACAGCCACGATAACTTACAATTTCTGGCTAACTTATCTTTTAACGATGTCTTTACGGACAACACCTGTCCTTTACTCATGGGGCTACTCCCCACAAGATTACAGATGTCATCACATTCTTCTTGGCTGAATAAATCAAACCAAGTGAACTGATGTATATGTTTCATAGAAGTCCCGCTTTCTCTTTACGGCGGGCTATCTCTCTACGAATATAGAACTCAGCTTTTTCAAGATCTTCAATTGGCACCTCGTGCTTTTCATCACAACGCCAAACGTATTTAACTACGCTACCAAGGTTGAAGTTCATGTGTTCAGTTATTTGAATACACTCAACACCAGAAGGGTGCTTTGTGTAATGCGGTGGATGGTTCACCATATCCACTTCGTTTTGCGTATCCGCAAGTTCTACCGATTGACTATCTGCCTCGGTGTCGAAGGGGTATGTGTGAGCATAAACCGTTTTGATTTCCTTTTTGCTCATTAGTGCTTCCTATGTTTTTTTGGATCAAATTTAATGACGTTTAAATCTAGCCGATCCTCTTTTTTAATTGTTTTTAAAAGCTCCTCGTCAGGCTCAAACTCTATCGCAAACTCCTCGTCTTTAGGCTCAAAGCCCTCAAAACCGGGGGCGGCTCGTATAATCTTACCCGCCGCAAGTACGTTATCTGTTTGAGTGTTTATTAGAGCGTACACGCCAGCCAAGATGTCCTGTAAGAAGTCCACTGCATCATCAGGGTAACCTTCATCAAAGCTCCAGCCCCCACTGCATATCAAGCGTCCTTCATCATCAATTGATATCTCTATCAAAATAGCATTTGGCGTATACTCGTCGTTGTCGTTCATTTGACGTTCCTTAGACCGTTAATGATTTTTAAAGATGCAGTCTTCTTGCGCTCTTTAATCCACGGCAAGGGAACCAGTTTATCGGCGTACTCAAAACCATACCGATCACACCACATTGAATATGTAGTTTTACTGCCCTTACGGATTTTGCCCTTACTGTTGGTAAAGACGAACCTCAAACAGAGGTCAGGATACTGTTCCTTCAAAAGCAAATGCTTGCGCCGGTCTTCTAAAGTAAACCGCCCCTTTGTCTCAATTACGATCCCATTAGGAAGTAAAAAGTCGGGGGTATAATAATGATCAGATTCTGGAACGACGTAGGGTATACGAAAACATTCGTACTCTGCATCTACACCTCGGCTCGTTAGATCCGACTGTACCTTATCCTCAAGTCCTGAACGGTACCCATTAGCTATTGCCCTAGCTCTGGGATTAAACTTATTCTTTTTCATCATTATATTCCGAGTACCAATAGTATCTTGGGTTCTTAGCTTTAGACCCTGATTGGGGCTTGTACTGAGCATCAGGCCAGCACTCGCTAGTGAAAGAACAGAAGGTACACGTTGTATGCAGACGTTTATTTCCCGTAGGTACTTTGCGGAAGTATTCGTCAGCGGGCTCAAAGCATCGTTTAAATTCCCCGTCTAAGTTAACGAGTTCAATAGTGTTAGTTATCTTTGTTTCTAACTCTTCAAGCTCTTGCTTATTAGCAGTAGCTTCCACCACGCTAAGTTCACCCGTGCTCTTATTAACAACGATCCAGCCGCCAAGGCCTGTTCCTGTGCCCTTAGAGTAGCCGAGCAATTGGGCTGTATACCCAAACGCATCATCTTTAGCTACGCCATGCCATCCATCCTGCCACTTATTATCGTAGGCCCAAGGAGAAGAAGACTTTGTGTCATAGGTATTGCCATCGATTTCGATGTCATTCTCACCTTTGATAACAGTACCAGCTATCTTGTATTCAGCTTGGGACTTGCCACCAGTGATGTTAGCTCCAGAGACACGCAACAGGACTTCAACAATGCATTCTACTGCATCGCCAAACATCATTCTTAAAATGTGATTGTACGGCATCTTAGACTTTTCCGCGCCAGCCTTCTCCATCTGGAGTTGACAGGTAGGACGCCCAATATTGCTCATACGCAAACGAAAGGGTTCGTTCTTTCTATTTAACTGCTTACGCAAACCTTCCTTGAACATTTCACCAGCGGCTTCAATCCACTCGTCCTTACATTCAACAGGTTCGCCGTTAGACAACTTGTCCATTGTCATTCGCAGTTTGGCTTCTAATGTATTTATAGACATATTTATAACTCCAGTTATTCAGAGGGAAAAAAGAGGGGCACGAAGGCCCCCCTTTAAATTCTGAAGTTATTAATCGTCTTGAAGATCTGCCGAGAGATCGTCGCCAACTACATCTGTTACTGCCTCAATTGCATCTTCATCCAACTGACCTTCACGCATCGACTTCTGGTAGGCTTTCTCTACCATATCGTTTTCGCGCTCAATCATGCTTGCCATGTGTGTCATGGTGTCGAATGTTTGTTGGTCAAGCGGAAGTGCTTTTTTCAGATCTGGTTTAAAGTGCATTACATAATAAATGACAGAGCCATTCTGTAGCTCTTCAGCACTTACATCACACCAGTAATCGTAGAAATTTGCTCCTCGTGGGATTGTCTTAATAAACTCGTCTTCAAACGGGTTAAAGTTCGATCCCTTGAGTAACATTATAGCAGGTTCGTTCTCGACAGTCACCTCATTTCCGTCCGCATCTTTGCCAGTATATGACACTAATACGCGCAGTTGTCGGAAACACTTGATATCAGTATACTTTTTCTGTTCCTCTTTCGGCATTTCCCGTAAGATTTTAGAAGTAGGTTTACCGCAACGAATATCACCCTTCATATCACGGGCTTCACAACGGAAGTTCGGAATGAGTAGAGTTTTATTTACCACCTTGCTTTCTTCTGGATCATAATGAATCCATTGAAATAATTGTGATAGCGCACGAATACGCACGTTTTCCGCATAAACAGGTTCATCCATACCATTAAGGTAAAACAAACCTTGTTCAATCTTCCGCCCCTGCGCGTCTTTACGCATGGTGTTGACTTTCAACATTGGAAGTCGATCTGCACTTTTTTGTGGCTTATCATTAGCCCCGAGTAGTGCCGCCAGTTTCTGCTCTTCAGCTTTTTCTATTACTGCAATATTGCCCATATTATTTTTGCTCCTATGTAAGATGTATAATTTACATCTATTAGTGTCACTAGTCAACATTAACTAGTGCTTTATCCATCCAATTTTTACCTGCTTCCATTTCTATCGCTAGAGGGAGTACAGGTTTATAATTGAAACGTTCTTCAAGCTCTTCAGACACGTCACTCATTGCCCATTTAAGAGCCTTAGCCACCTTGTCTCGCTCGTTTGGAAACACGTCCACCACGATGCTGTCATGCACTGTGAGGATAAGTTTCGACTTGAGCTCAAGCCTTTTAAATTCACGCAAAGCGCGAACGCACGACAATGGAACAATGTCCGCTGTCGCAAATGATTGCACAGGGTAGTTAACCACGGCCGTAGCATTGGTTATCCTTCCCCCGCGTAATCGTTTAGCGTTTGGAAAATAAAACTCTCGTCCAGATGGAATCCGAACGATGCCTGTTTTCAAAACACCATCCATTAAGGTCTGATGCCATCGCTTCAAACCGTCATAAATATTAAAGTATTCTTTGAAGTACGTCTGAACGTGTGGGGGTTGCCCCATACCAAGACCGCCATATAAGGGGGCGAACGTAAACTGCTTGGCTAACTGTCTGTTTTCTTTAGATATTTCTGACTCAGGTACTTGATTGATGATCGAAGCAGTCTGCTTATGAATGTCTTTACCAGACAAAATATCATCAATAATTTGAGCATCCCTAGACAGTTCCCCAGCCACTCTAAATTCAAGACCGGAGAAGTCACATTCTGCGATCTCACCGCCTTCAAATCTGGAAACAACACAACGTCTAACAGGGAATGTACCGCCGCGTGGCTGGTTCTGGAAGTTAGGATTACTAGAACTTAGGCGTCCAGTACGAGTGGTTGTCTGATTAAACTGCGCGTGTAGTATTCCATCAGGACGTGTGTAGGTTTTGATCCCTGTAACAAAACTATCCAAGTAAGTATTAATAGCATTGAGCCTACGAATACCCGTTAAGAATTCTATTGCCTGTAGGTTATCCTTTGAGTGGGCCTGTACAATCAAACGCTCAATAGTTTGTTTATCAGTTTTAAAACCATTAACAGCCGCATCTTGAGGGCCTTCAGGTACGAGCTTTAAACCAGCTACTTGACCTGTCTCGGTAAGAGTAAAGCCTTGACCATCACACGGCTTGCACTTGGTTAGATTAACCCACGGTGTACCATCCTTTTTGTACTTCTGGATCTTTCCCTTACCTTCACAAATATCACAATGATAACCAACAGTCTTCATTACCCTGCGCGTAGATTTACGAACGGTGTTAGCAAACTGTGAGGCACTCATACGAGGCGGATAAAGGGGCTTACCATTGGCACCTAAACCAATGTTAAAGGTACGCTTGTGGTATTCTTTATCTACAATGTAACGGCTATACACAACTTTAGTCATGTCTATGCCTGAGTTTAAATTGATAGGAGTGTCACCCATCGTTGAAGTCACGATGTCATTCAGTGTCTTTTCTATTTTAATCTTCTCTGCGTAGAAATCACTCTCTACCTTATCAAGAGCATCCATATCTATTGCGATACCATTGCGCTCTATTTCACAGAGAAACATCATCATTTCATTCATCAATGTGAATACGGGTGTGAGCCCTTTGTTTGATTCCTTTAATAAATCTTTTTGCTGATCTAAATAGATCTCAGCACAAGACAGAACGTCAGCCTCTGCGTACTCAATCACGGTGGCTAAGGGCATAGCCTCAAACCCTGTTCCGCTTTTGAATAAATCATCTACTAATTCAGATTTCTTACGAGTTACATCTCGTCGTTCCGCCGTAGCTTTGAGCGACTTAGATAATGGTTGAGCCCGTGCGAAGATATACTCACCAATCATAGTGCAGTACATTTCTGGTGGGATAGGTAACCCAGCTTCCATACAATATAACAAATCGAATTTTGCATTGTGGGCCACACCAATGGCGGCTGACTTCAGTGCCTGAATAAAATCATCTGGTGAATCAGATTTTTCGATTTCGTTATGATGGAACACTCTACTGTGAACATCCCCAATTACCCCATCCTCAATAATAAGCCAGTGAGCACTCACCATCCTATTCTTTGGATGAAACGGGCTATTATCAATTGATCCTGTATCCCGCTGAACGGTTGTTTCTAAATCAAATACTACTACTCTCATACAACTCCCCATTTCCTTTCTGCTAAAAAATGCCACAAATCTTGTATCGGATTCATTTCCGTGTGGCTCATAAACAACCGCTCACCATAACCGAAGTCATGCTTTCCAGCGGATGCTTTAAACTCTTTTCGAGTGACCCAGCCGTTAATCGACATCACATCATCATCATCTGTACGGCCAACCAAGATGGCGATTTCAGCCCGAAACTTTTGCATACTATCAAAGATCAACGGGCCTTGTTCTTCGTTTGTGAATTTTACATCGACAGGAGTATCATCCATCCATAGATCAACACCGCCATCTGACAGTACGTTGATAACTGGTGGCTCAACATCAAACAGTCTGGCTACGGCAAACTCAGCTTTGTAGCCGAATGCATTAGCCTCTTCTCTGGACTGTCTCTCATTCTCAAGTCGAGGGTTAAAGCCTTGTAACTTACAAAGAGCTACAGTATCCGCCCCCATAATTTCTGATGTATGGCTATCTTGCCTAGTGAGTTTAAACTTCACTTGCTTGCTCCCCCACATATTCGTGTGAGTAAGAGAAGACACTTCTGGGCATCCAATCTAAATTTTTGTTTTTACCAGCGGCACAACGCACCTTCATATTTTTGGAAGTGGCTCTCCATTTGCTGGATCTGTTTCGGTACTCTCCCATCCTTGGGTGGGTAGTTTTACTATAGTACCTCTTACCTTCTTTAAGATGTATCTCACCAATGGCGTCACTCATACGAACACCAATACCCAAGCCTTGGTAGTCGGGTAGTACAACCGTTCTATGGCCTCTGAATGCATTCTTTAATGTTCCGCTTGGCATAGCTAACACTGAGGTAAATCCAACGACATCTGATCCCCAGAGACATACCCAGTGTCTTGCACTCTTATTGAGGTTTCCTGAGAGATAGTGATGGTCGCGGAAGATTGCCCACGACTCTGCCCTGCAAGGTAGGAGCTCCAATTCAATGTTGGGACGCCGAAGATACCCCCTCGGGAGAAAATCCCTTGTCAAAGTATCATATACCCAATCAGGCTCTAGCCATTCGATAATGTCATAATGACAGGACGCGAATACAACTGAGTGCATATCGCTATTTTTAATGTATCTGCTTAATGCGGCCGAACAAGACTTAGCAACTGATCTATCAACAACGCTAGTGAATTCATCTACCACTGCGCCATTGCTTAATTGTCTAGCTAAGTTAGCTCGGTACTTTTCACCTGTTGAAAGTATTTCGTATGGCCTGAACCATGCTGGTACGCTGTTTAATCCTACGGCACTTAGTTTATTCTGTGCCTCTTCTGCCCCGTCAAAATGCGAAACAATGGCTTTATTGTCCTGCCATTCAGGGTGCTCTTCATTACCAAACAGTTTAAGCATAGTGGACTTGCCACTACCTGATGGGCCAACAATTAAACCTATACCAAAATCCGTAGGTAAAGTTTCTAGGGTAGGTACGGTACATTCTGAGATACCAGTGAAATCATAATCAAAGTTAGTTGATACTTTTTCAGTTATCTCGTCTTGTTGGATGTTCTCATATTTTAATATCTTATCCATGCTTTACTCCACATACCTGCTAATAGCGGGCTGTAGGTTGCATATGACTGTGCCGTGCCACCCCGATAATTTATTCTTGGATACGGTTAGATAACGAGTGTTATCAGGATCAGTATCATCAACGTCACCAGCTTCATGCTTGCCAATGCCAATACACAGATCTAGTTCCGCCATCTTACCAATCTTAGATCCTTCCATATCGAAGCCCGATAAACGAGTACGGCCTCGAGCTTCATTGGATGCTTGCGATACGGTTATGACTGCACATTGCTGACGCTTGGCTAACTCACGCAAAGATCTGTATAGTTCTCTGAGGCGTTCGTGGGATGCTGAGAAGGTTCCATTGATATGAACCTTGTCTCCTTGATCTATCACCACCACGTCTGCATTCATGTGCTCAATGTATGATTCAATCTTTTGTAGATCCCACTCTTGAATGTCTTTCATTTCAAGACGATCTTGGATTGCCGTAAATCTATTGGTTGCAGAGC